TTAAAACACTTTTTTCATTATGGTTGGTATTTTTTTTGTTTCAATTTAACATTTCCTCTTAAAGGTTTACGTCATAATAGTTTTTTAATAGTGCCATATGGTATCCAGCTCACATATATACTTGCCGTTATCATTGGATTATTAACTAACCTTATATTCACAGTCCCTAATTTTGGGTCTGATGAATATAGAAACATCGACAATGATAGTGTTGTATTGCCAGTTCCACTAAGTGGCGTTACTCTAAGCCAAGCTGGTGTGTCATACACTTCCCATTGGCTATTTGAAGATAAAAATACTGAAGCCGATGATATACCAGCATTTAAGTCAACTATATCTGGACTAACAGACAGATGTGGTCCCTTTTTTAATGCGCTAAAGTTCCAAAGTAAATTATTGTTCATCATATTATTAAAATTATTAAATTGATGTAAACTTATCACTTATTGAAATAAAGCATTTGAGGTTACCGCTGGTGTCTGGTATAGCTCTATAAGTAAGTAGGTAGTAACCAGCGGATAAATTGGATAAATTACCTATTAGATACTTACTATAAGCTACTCCACTCTCATTTGTTACACTTCCGATACTTAAAGTATAAGTACCATTTAAATATAGTAAAATGCTACCCATATATCCGTCTGGTATATAATATATATTAATTGTGGTATTCTGTACTATATTAGAAACCACATTATTTCTAGCATATTGCGCATTGATACTTAATACACCAGAACTTGTTAAAACTACACTTCTAGTATCATCAGTGCTATAGATTGGGTATCCAAGCATCAGACTTAAATTTTTTGATGTATAACCAGTTGGTATTGAGCCATTCCCAGTTGTTAACGTCCAACCAATGGCATCAACCATTCTAGTATATACAGACATTGTTGATGTTGTGTTATAATTTTTAACGTATAACTCAACATAAGCATATTCATTGCTATAAACGCCATTTTTAAATACCACTCTTGCTGTTTGAACTCCAATAGAACCATTTTTATAATGAGAACCGTTAATTTTAACAATTCTAACACTATCATAGTTATTATAGTGTGATGAAGCTCTAAATGATACCCTACCGTGGTAGCCGCCAACTGTATATTCAACTTCAAATAGTCCCTCACTTCTATAAACTGTATTAACTGAAGTAGCAATCCTTATCCACTTCCCAGTATTGGCTGGGATTGTTTGGGTGTTGCTTTCGTATGGGGTGTAATTGGAATGGGTATGTGAAGCCAAAGCAAATGAACTACTATGATATCCATCTAACAAATCGGCATTCAATCCACTACCAGAACCATCATTACCAGCGTGCCATATTTTGTTTGTCCCCCAAGCTGGGTATGTTGGGTAAATCCTTAAGGTATTCAATGAACTGTGGCTAGTGTTTCCACTACCATTGGCAACCAGATAGGTATAATTAACATTATCTTCCGTGCCATATACTCCAATTGCTCCATAATATGTACCACTTTCACCACTTTTAAATTTAAATTCCCTTGCCCAACCACTAGTGGGTATCTCACCAGTTGCAACTGGAAATAATGTTAAACCATATGTATCGTTAATTATTTTATACTGTGTATTCACCACATTAAGAAACTCAGTTGAGTGCTTGCCGTCCAGCATATCAGAATTTAGATTTGTTACAACAGTAGTTGATGTAACCTGTAACGGCGAAGTTCCAGTGGCAATGGACGATATAAGTTGTTTTTCTGTTATTATATTACCCTTGAAATAATTATCCTTCGTGTTTGCTTGGTAAATAGAAAAACCATTGGTTACTGTCCCTCCTGTTTGCTCTGCATCAAGATAAATATCGTAAGCATTCGTTATAGTACCCTTCTTCGCATAGGGAGTTATGAATATCCCATACGCTGCCGTACTAGTAGGAGAGCTGCTTGCATTTATACTATCATGTCCATATTTAATATCTAAACATTTCTGCTCTGCAACAATTCCATCAAAGCCCGCTGTTCGGCTATTTATCAGTGTTGATATTTTATGCCCATATAGATACGCCGGATAACTTGGGTCGTAGCCGGAATAATTAACCATTGTTACATCCGTATTTATACCCGTTAGTTCAGCAGAACTTGTTGCATCGCTTTCCTCTGAAACAAGCACTACATCCAGCGCATTTACTATAGGGTCTTCGTGCTTTGCAAAACTATTACCTAATCTTAGAATTATGTTATCATCAGATTTTGCAGCAATCCAAAACATACCATGTTTACCATCTGCTAATCTATCAGCCCCTATAAAATAACGGCTTACAACCCCACCTTCGGTAGTTTCGCAAAATATCGTTGTCGAATATAAATCCCAGTTTGTCCTTGAAATGAATGGTACGTACCCAACATCAACTTGCCCCGTTGGTACTCCTTGAAACACTATATCTGAAGCGTGATACCCATCGATTGTATCTGCATCTAATCCGCTGCCATGTCCATCAACCGTCAATAACTTACTTAAAATATTACTAGCCGAAAACTCCGACTCATCAAGCTTGGTGTCCAAAGCGTCCTGTAGTCCAGTTATCGCATCAATCGGATGTGAATCTAACGCACTCCTGTTTACTAATTGCTGGTGGTCATTTATTGGGACACCACCACCAACTAAAGTTTTAACACTCCGCCAATCAGTATAAGCATTCCCAGCATCATCTGCGACCACAACTCCATTCCCATTCAAAATAAAGGACGCAATTGGAATGTATTCAACTGACGGCAACCCTACCGTATAGAGATTTCTTATCTCCGACTCCATTGCACTTCGTGCAGCATTCTTATTGCTGTATTTATTTTGACCCTGAATTAAAACATACTTATCATCAACATTATTTGTGCAGAATACGTGCATTATCATATACTCATTCGCATTGACCACCCCCTGTGTCCATGACCCACCACTGTAAAGGTTATATCCTATCGTCGCGCCATTCGGTATTGAAAGGCTCGTTCCTAAGGATGTTTTATTCCATATCCCTGCACCCTCTAAATATAGAATGCTTATAGTATTCTGTTGAGAAACATTATGCTCAATATCTTCGTCGAAAAATTTTCCATCGGAAATACCTAATGCTCCAAGCGTAGAACTACCCACGGTTATATCAGGTGTCATTCCTGAATAGTACCTAGACCCGAATGTTTTATGCAAGTAAAGGTGGGTCTCTCCATCCATTCTTATCCCGTGGCGCTCATCCCCAAAAATTATAGCCTTTCCTGCTGTATCGTTCCAGTAAACATAAGCAACAAAAGCATATTTTAGTACAATATCTATTATCAAAGTTTCGCTATATGATGATGCCTGTAGGATTCCATCGACGTCGAAGTAAAATAAATACAAACCAGATACATTTGGTATCTGAACCGTTATTGATGTTGTCTTTTCGTAATATTTACCATCAGAATAAAAGTAAAAATTGCTCTGCCCTGACTGTGGCTGTATAGTAAATTCCCTTGTGGACTCATTAAACGATATATCACCTATGCTCTGAACATTCTCCCTATCAAAGCCACTCTCCAGGTAATCCGATAAGTTATCCCTAAGAAATTCCCATTCACCCGTACTAGCCAAAAATCTTTTATCCCCAGCACCAGGGTGAGGTACAAGCCCTGAATTTGTTGGGCTAAAAATAGGTATTGGATCGCCTCCCCCTGAAATATGCGTAGCGCCATGCGCTACTGGTGAATAATTTGATGGCTCGCCTACTATGTTTTCCCACGAAACAACTGCTTGCCCTGATGTGGCTAATTCGTCTTTCGTATAGTATATGTCGTGCGTATGACCTTCTAAAGCATAACTTTCATCCTTGAATAGCCAACCGTTATCCCAGTAGGCATACCCTTTCGATTTACTTATAGCAGGTTCATAGTCGTGCGTATGACCTAATAAAGAATACCTATCATCGTGATTATGTGTTATCAGCGAAAACTGATCGTATTTTATTCCCCCGAGATATTCTGCGTCTAAACCGCTTCCTACCCCATCTACGGTTTTTATCTTCGCTAATGTCCCTAAAGCAGAAACATCTATTTGGTTGTTTGTAATCTCAAGCCCATCACCTATTTTGTCTCCTATATAGCCTAATGTATCGCTTATCGTAAGTTTAACACGTCCAGATTCATCTAGGCCTACTCTTTCTCCTAGATAATACAAATCACCCCCTACATCGGTTAGCCCATCTAAAACAATTTTATTGTCGTGCGTATGACCATCGTACTGAGGTAATTCAATGACTGGTATCTCGAATACATCCTGCTCTATGCCATAAAGTTCTATGTATATTTCAGCCAAATACCTATACGCTTTAACCTTGTCGCCTGCTCTCGCAGCTCGTTCGTATTCGTCTTGAAATATGTTAAGTAAATGGGATTTCTTTTTGTATTCAATAGCCTGCCTATTATTTAGCGCAACCAATCTATTATATTCTGCAAGCCTATTTTCTACCTCAGCGAATAAAACTTCTGCTTCTAATTTATAAGCCCAAAATTCTTTTGTAAAGGATATCGTATCATTTATCTCGTAGTTAGCCCCTGTGGATTTAATGATAGATTCAATGACTACCTTTTGCTTACCGCTAAAGATGGGATTTAAAGTAAATACTGTATCGTTTACGCTATACGACTGCCCATCAGATGAATAAAAACTAAGCGTATAACTTAATACATTTTGGTAAGGCGTATTGTCTTTTATAGTTATTCTTGAATTAAAACCATCTATTGTTACTAAAACATCATCTTTAGGCCGTGTATAAGTCAGGTCATAATTAAACGTTTCCGTTGGATATTCTACCGTATAAGTACCCAGTTGTATAAATGATCCATCTGTTGGAGCTTGCACTATCGCCGTGCCGTTTTGAGAAATCTCGAACGATGCAAAATTTCGGCCGTTAATATACAACTTCACTGGCCATGTTCCCGAAGATGAACTCTGGTCAACTACTTCTATAGTACGCCCTATCCAATCAAAAACTAATCTTACCATTTAACGTACTTTAAAACAATATTCACAATAATAGTTACTACCGAAACAACTATGCCAATGTTCCTATAAAATTTCTTCTTTGATTCTTTCTCATAATCATATTTTCTTTTCATTTCATAAATACTTTTTCTGTGCGGACAAGTTATTTCCCGCTTGGCGTTTTCTATAATAACTTCATCCAGGCGATCGTTAAGCTGTTTAAAATCCTGCTTTAACTCATCTATATCCGAACAAAGATGGTTAAACTTTTCTTCAAACAATTGGCGTAAATATTCAAACTCGTTTATTCCCATTTTTCATATCTTTACGTGCAATGGTTGGTTTACTGCTCTTTAGACTCATTGATACCTATAGTGGTTTTAACTTTCTTGTCGGTCAATGCCATTAATGTTTTTAGTAACTTTTGCCCCGCTACACCAAAAAACATTGATACTATTCGTGCCGCGTCCATGCCGCCAATACTAAATCCTTTCTGCAAATCAAAAGCCCATACTAACGCAAATCCTGCTACTATGTTACCCACCAACGCTACTAAATATTTTTTAGCAAATACTTTTTTGCCTACTTCTCCTATGAAATCGAGGAACATATAAACCAATGCTCCGATTATCACACCTAAATATACCATCATAACCCAACTGTTAAATATATTCCATACAAAATTACATAGAAAGACCATGCTTCAATCCAAAGAATTTTTCGCTTTGTAAAAGATAGCAAAATAAAACCCGCAAAATATACACCTACCAACCACCATAAGCCTTGAACTGCAATATACAATAAGCCGAAAAATATTCCTGAAACTGCTCCTGCTACATGCACAGTATCCGTTAAATCCTGCTTGTACTCTGCTGCTGCACCTACAAAACATATCCCAGATGCTGCAAGAAATATCAATGGATGAGAAGCATATACAATCAAAGGAATAGAAAAACCCCACAAAACAAGCGTAAAAATAGCCTTATTTTTTAATCGATAGTATGACTCCGATATACTATCCAGCGGATAATATTTAATTAAAATAAAGGCCAAATAAATTGAAAATAGAGCCAATGAAAATACCAACATACCTACCTCCTTTCTATAGTTGCACCGTATTTATTCAGAATAAATTCGTGTTCAGGATAAATCTCAGTCAAATAGATATAGAAGTTAATCCCATCATCAACTGTTGGTGCTGTCAAACTCTTAACATAGTCAAGCAGTGCTGCAATCTCTGGATGATTACCTAAGAACTCATGCTCTTGACGCTTGAGTAGCCAGTCCTTTTTAATATCTATAGGGATAACCACTCTAATCGGTGTGTCGTGGTGCCAGACTACTTGAATATCTTCGTCCGACACCTTTTGCCATTTGCCTTCTATATACTTAAATGTTGCCATTATATAAACGATTTAATTCTTAACATTATCTGCGGAGAGCTTGTAAATGCATCCGATATTGAATATTCTCCTGCATTAGTAGGAAGCCCGTTATACGAGCTTACATATGTTACGTAATTATTAGCAAATACACTAGCTGCATTACCATCACGCCCCTTAATTGTTGGCAGTACATATACTTGATGAGCATTAACTCTTACTGTTGAGTTGTCGGTCGTAAATCCTATAACATACCATGTAAACGGCTGCAATATTGTATCTGATATTGTAATTTTCTTGACTCCCTCAACGTCTTGCGATATATCATTTGTTTTTACGATTAGCGACGTTGGAAGCGCATTATCAGCATTGTACAAACCTATCTGCATTCTCCCCCCAGCAGCTGGGGTTGCTACTCGCACCCAAAATTCATCTATTACAATTGGTTTATCAACCATGAATGGCATGTAATATATATAACCAAACATCTGTATATTTGTTAATGCCGCTTGTGAAATTATCGACCTATCTATGTAATCACCAGCCATCAGGTGCTGTGTAGGAATCACAAACCTCGATAGTGCTAATTTGTCAGCACTTAACGGACTTTGAGCAGTGCCATCGCCTGTAAGACTGATATCATGCTCCACCTTACTTAATGCTCCTATTCCAGCAGGTGTTATATTATGCGGGTTGGTGGCTATCTTATGGGCATCTAAATCCGATTGGACGAATGAAATATCACCGCTAAGCCAAGAGAGTGTTGTCCCCAAGTTGGTTATCGCCGCTATCGGATGTTGGTTAGGCAAACTGCGGCTTGCCTCAGTTAATTGGTCGTGCGCTGTTACTCCTCCTTCTGACGGACTCCAAACTGGTATATCTTCTACATTTACTACTGTAGCCTCGTTTAATGTTAGATATATATTTTTTAAAGCATCATAGGCAGTTAATGAATCTTTTATGCGCTTAGACATGAAATAATCATCTTCGTATCTATCAAGTTGATTTATCACTTTTAACATATTGCGCCTTACGCTCGGATTGGCTTCCTGTGCATATGCTCTCTTGTAGGAAACAAGTTGAGAATATATATCTGTTTCGTTTAGCTTATACGCTACTACTTCTGTATATCCACTTATATAATCTCTTAATTCGTAATTAATATTGGTTACCGTAATATCATGATATATATCAAGTCTATGTGTCCCCGATTGTATTGGTGTTATGTTATAGTTATCGCTAAAAATTACATAACTCCCGTCTGGTTTTGTATGTTTGTATGACTTAACGTGCTGATAAGGCGTGGTCGTGTCATCCTGCCCATAAATTATGGATGCCATGCCGTCCACTATCAACTTGGGCGTTATTAATGGAGGATTGTAATCTAATACTAGATTCTTGGTTACAGTAGTTTCATTAACCCCTTCCTTGAAATAGGCTGTTATGGCATACGTGCCGTTCTTAATCTTGCTTTCATAAATAGGCACATTATACGACTTTTCGCCGCCCTGTGGATGAGAGTACGAATTATCTACATAATAAACCGTACCATCTACAATTATTTCTATTTTGATTTGTACGGTTTCCCCCGAATATGTCGATGTGTCTGTTATGTACAGCTTGTTATCCACCCCGCTGTCTGTACGACAAACAAATCTTAATTGTATATCATTAACCATAACACCTTATTTGACACAAATATAATAAAAAAAGCCCAGATTATTATCTGGGCTTAACAAATCCATATACTTCACTACTCTCCTGCTAGCATTTTTACGAGTTCTTCCTTTGATACACCAAATGACTTTATGCCCTTACGTTTCGCTAGTTCTCTAAGGGCGTTCATCGAAAGGTTGCTTAATTCATCTTCTGTAAGAATATCTAAATCCTTATCCACCTTTTCGCCAGCGTGTTCGTTAAGTAGGGCTAACATAACTTCATCTTCCATTAATTTCTTTGCTAACATCCTATCTTTTTGAGCATAGTCTGATGCCGAAATTTTGTAAAGCCTATTAACTCTTTGCCCCTCTTTGTTCATTAGATAGAAACAACCGTCAACATAGTCGTACTCGATAACTTTCTTGTCGTACAATTTTTGTATTCGAGCTAATAGTTTAACCCAATCATTTACGCGGCTAAACTCTTTGAATGTTTTATAGTTACAGAAAGTATCGCCTGATGTTTCGCCTTTGATAACGGCTTGCTCTATCATTAACTTAACCTGATTGGTTGTAAACTTCTCGTCATCGGCTTTAGATATTCCAAGTGCCAATGCGATAGTTCTAACATCTTCGTCTGACAAAGGAGAGTCCTCATCATAAAGAATATAAGCCAATCCGCTTAGGGCTGCTTTCTTGCTTACGTACTCGTCAGCCTCTCTCTTAGCGTCTTTCAGGTAAAGTAAACCTGACTTCGGCCCGTGCTGAGACTTGTACAAAAGAAAAAAAGCCAAATCTAAATCTTCCTTCCCAACTGCTATCTCTCCATTTATCATTATCGAGCGTGGAGAGTAACGCCCGTTTCTTGAGATAGAATTAGTGTAACGCCACTCAACTGTCCCAAATTCTTCCTGCACTACAGAGGCAGCTGGGATTATTATAATTTTAGGTGGCTCAGCAACCCCACTCGGATTGATTATTGGTTCACGCCTTGTAGTAAATACCATAGGAAACTCATAATTCCTAAGGAGTTCTTCTCTCTTGCTCAAATATTCCTTTACATAAGGCGTGTCTTGTGTAATGTCTAATAGTGTTCCGTTTACGTATATCATCGTTTTTAGATTTTAGTTTTAAAAATAAGGGCGGGGCAAAAACCCGCCCAAATCATCACTTAATCCAAACAATCTTGTTAGGAGTCATCACGGTTAACATGTATTCACTTAACAAGAAACCTTTAATGCTATCGTACTGATTGCTGGCTGGTAAGCCCATTCCGTTTACACCTGCTACTGGCTGAATAATCTTCCTACGGTTTTCACCGTTATTATTCAGGTATCCAACAGCAATATTAGGAATAGTAACCTTACCGCTCATTGGACCATAGGTAACATTACCGAATGTAATCTCATTTGAAACATTGGTAGCAACGTTTTCAAGCGGAATTACGAATCCATTAGGACCAGTACCTAAGGTTGTAGCACCTAAGCCTCTTGGGTTAGCAAGGGTAGAAAGTTCAACCAAGTAGTAGATACGATTGTTCTTCATTACGCGCTTGAAAGGAATACCAAACATCTGCATCTCCTTGTCGTACAATGTAGCAGCCCCGTTATCAGAAGCTGTTAGGACAGTATTCTCAACCTGTGTGTACAGCGCGGGGTTAGTAATGAAAAGATTAATATCGGCAATAACATTGTTTGCCAACTGAAGGTCTCGAATGTCATCAAAATCTTCCAGCCCATTGAAAAGACCGCTGTCTAGTACTAAACGAGAAGCACTGTCTGCTACGGTAGGTAATAGCCCTTTAGTTGACTTAGTCTTAGTTGGCGCACCGCTTTCGGTGTTGTTTAATGTTACATCACCAGTGTTGAGGTTACCAACCCAGAGCTGATGTTCAATCTGCTTGTCAAGCGAAAACTCTGCGCGTGCTAACCCAGCGTCCCAAACTCGCATTTGACCATCAATATCAAATGCTACTTGACGCTCCATTGCCTGAACACCTCCTTCGATTTCAACTGTTTCCTTTGAAATGCCAGTGTAGAAATCTCTTTGATAATTCAAATAGGTTTTTGCCTCAGGCTGGCCTGCTCCACGGCCAAACAATGTTGCACCAATAGAAAGGATAGTGGACGCAGTTATGTCTGACTGCAACTTAACGCCTTCAAGTATTTTAACTTCCCATACCCTTGATGCACCAGACCCTGCTGTCAAACCACCGTAGGAACCACTGGTGTAGCTAGTAATAACCTGAGCTGCTACAGGATAATCCTTGTTAAACAGTGTACCTGGTAAATATACAGTTTCAGCAACCCTTAAAGGTAAACTTCCAGATGCGCTGTAATCAGATGAACTTAACTGAAAGTAAATAGGATCTCCTGCTACATGACCTAATGCTGCTGGCCCAGCGGCTGCAACTGTAACAGTACCCTTCACGCCTATTTCTTCAAACGCTGTCAGCCTTTCGCCTTTTACGAAAAACTCATTTCCTACGATACGAAGCAAGTCTAACAGTTTTGCACCGTCGCCCTCTTGCTTGTAAAGTTTTGCTAATACCTGTTCCTTAATCTCTGGAACTGCTCCTGCTAAGGAGACTAGGTCAATATAACTTTGACCGTAATTACCTACATACCCAGTTACGGGTACTGATGCTGGTGTTTTTGTGTTTGCCATCTATATTAATATTTTACCAGTTGTTTTATATTCTTAAACCTGCTTTCTTAGCTGCATTAATTGCACTATTAACAACATTGGTTTCTTGACTTACAGGCTCACCCTCTTTAGGCTTAGATACCATTCCGGCATTTTCTTTCCTAAACTTATCCAAAGCTTGAGTAACCCTATAGTTTGCATACTCCTCTGCAATTCGCTCGAAATTGCTTGCCAAGTACGCAACTTTTATTTCAGCCTTGGCTCGCTCTACAGCCTCAGGCGATTTAGGGTCAAGCCCATAGGCAGCCATCAGCTTTGGTAAATCCTGCTTAGCCTTTTCAAGAAACTCTGAATCTATTGCGAATTGAAACTCAGCTGTGCCGTCATTAGGTTTGATAACTATCTTATCAACCATTGGTACGTTTGACTGCCATTCTTGTTCCAACTTTACAACCTGCTCTTTGGTGTTGTTTATACTACTAAACACCTCGTCTAAAACCTTTGGACGCTCCACTTGGGGAATGCTATTCCTTAACTCTAACAGCCTTTGTTTAGAACGATTGGCATCTACCAACATCTTGTTCTTTACTATACGGGGAATTTCTTCAAAACTGTCTATTCCGTATTTTTCCATCAACAATTCCATTGCACCCTCTACTCCCCCTTCGATGTTTGGTACGTCCATCAAAATATCATAAACCAACAGGTCAGTCAATCCCAACTTGTCAATATCACCTACTGCAGCTTTGGCTACCTCGTCTGGTAAATCCTTTCTTACTTTCTTTAATTGCTCTGCCTTAAAAGCTTCTTCACTTGAAAAATACGCAGTAGGGTCAGAGACCTTTTCAAAATATTCCTTTAACTCTTCGAGTTTTTTTCGTAGCTCCTCGTTTTCTTTTTCAATCTCCAAATATCGTTCATCAGGTACATTAACAGCAGAGGCTTTATCATCTTCTACTACGGCTTCACCGCTAGTATTCACCTCTTTTTCTTCGGTCTGTTGCTCCTCTACCACCTCTGCTTCTGTCGATTTTTCTTCAACTGGTGGCGTTTGTTCAACATTTTCTTCCTGCTCAGGATTACCTTGAGGACTGTATTTTTCTTTTATCCCCTTTAAAACATCTTCTATTCGTTCCATAGACTATTCATTTTATGCAAATATATAAAAAATAAATTTACTTTCTAATTTGTTCAGATTCTACGTTATTTGAGCCTAAATTTGTCTCCTCATCAGTATCAGTGAACTACCCATTTGCTAAAGACAAATGGGCTTCGGACTTCGCAGATAGTTGAGTATTACTACTTCTTACACCATCTCCATCCGTGTAATCGACCGTCCCAGCCGATATTATTTTCAATCCTTCTTTCAGAATGTTCTTTGCTGCATTTTCGTCTCTATCCAAGTGATGCCCATTTTTGCAAGTCCATTCACGAACCGAAAGATTTAAATCTTGATTTATCCATCCACACACATTACAAGTTTTGCTTGAGGGGTAAAAGCGATTGATTTTAACAACTTGTTTATCGTTCCAATCTGCTTTGTACTCCAAGAATCTCACAAATGTACCCCAACTTGCATCTGCAATGTGTTTTGATAATTTTCTATTGCTCATCATTCCCTTTACATTAAGGTCTTCCAAAGCAATTATGTCATAATCAGAAACAAGTTGATGCGATACCTTATGCAATACATCTTGTCTTGTGTTGGATATTTTCTCGTGTATTTTGGCAACTTTTCGTTTTTGTCTTTCAAACGAATTGCTACCTTTTTGCTTACGAGAAAGATGTTTTTGTGCTTTCGCTAAATCTCTTTCATATTTCTTGGTATATCTGTTATTCTTGAATTTGATGCCGTCAGAAGTAATGGCAAAATCTTTCAAACCTAAATCCACACCACATACAGCACCAGTTTTTTCTTTTGGTTGATATTGTTCTTCGGTTAAAATTGAAACATAGTATCTTCCAGTCGGTGTTTTAGTAAAGGTCATTTTGCCAACATCGCCCCTTATTTCACGGTGAACAATACATTTAATCCCTTCTTTGAATTTTGGAACGTAAATTCTACCATCAACCAATTTTGTGTGTTGTGGTACTGTGAATCCGTTCTTTCTTTTCTTTGATTTAAATCTTGGGAATTTGGCATTGCCACGAAAGAAGTTAAGGAATGCAGTATCCAAAGACCTTAAAGCAAATTGCAGGGTTTGGCTGTTTACTTCTTTAAGCCAAGCAGTTTCCTCTTGCTTTTTTAATTCAGTCAAAGTTTTTGCTTGAACATAATAGTTGTCAGACTTCTTGTTTGCCTGATACTGTTCTTTACGCTCATTCAGAAAGTAATTGTACACGAACCTAACACACCCGAAGTGTTTATCCAGCAACACTTTTTGGTCTTGTGTCGGTCTTAATTCAAAGCGATATGTCCTATATATTGTTTTCACGTTTACAAATATACTATATTTATACTAAATACGCAAGTTTCGTAAAAGTTCCGTCTTTGGGTAAAAACTTTCACAAAAACTTGCTTCGTTATGTCTAAAAAATCACAGTACATTTCTACAAATCGTTCAAAGCATTATCTCAAGTGCCATCTTATTTTTGTCTGCAAGTACCGTAAAAAGTTGCTTGTTGGTCAGTTAAAAGATGATATGCGTTCTATTCTTTTAAACATTACTTCTAATTCAGATTTTGAAATTGAAGTCTTTGAATCTGATTTAGACCACATTCACTTTCTTATTCGCTACATTCCTCGTTTATCCATTACTTCAATAGTTCGTAAGTTAAAACAAGAATCTGCCTATCACATTTGGCGTTCATCTCACAGGTCATTCTTATTTAAACATTTTTGGAAAGAACACACTTTTTGGTCAGATGGTTATTTCGTTTGCTCAATTGATAAATCATAAACAGGCTCGATTGGTGATAAATTATAATACCTTTGACCAGTTATCATCGGATATTTTGTTAGTCCAATATTTCTAGCCCGTTTATTTAATTCATCTTTACTAATAATATCTAAATAAGTTTTAGGTAAACTCATTCCTATTTTTTCCTCTATTTTTCGTTTTACATCTTCGGGTGAAACAACTCCCTCATTATTAATTTCTTTTATCATTGAACTCATCTTGGCATAAATTCCGTCGCCAGGATAGCCCTTAATCTTTTCGTAAATTTCTTGTGAATACTCACTATTTTTATCATCAAATTTAATTGCAAAATCGCCAACAGTCCGATAACTTTTTACATAGTTATCCATATACCTTTCCGTACCGTCTCTTACAGTAACAGCTAAAGCTCTCATTATTTCAATTTCTTCACGCTTCTGGTTAAAACCTAGTTCAAATGGCTTATTGCCAAATGTTTTGACATAAAATTTACTGCCCTTAACTTTGTTGCTTAAATCATACATAACCTTGCCAATCTTGAAATCAACTGGCTCATGGTCTAATAATAACTTTTCTCCCCCTGTTTTATACACTAATGAATTTTCATTCTGCAATGAAAAGAAATTGATTAATGTTTTCGTGTCAGCAAAACGAGACATATTAGCCACATAATTATGTAATGCTGGTTGATTTACTTTTTGTTTCATCGAGTCCCCACTAAGGTGCATTGGATCTTTCATCCCCGTTTTTTCTTCCATTTTTAATTGAGGAACAGTATAGGCAACATTTGTAATTCTCCTTGTATATCCCGTATTAAAATCGTTAAAATTAAAATGCTTAGGCAAAACAATAATATGCCCTTGCTGGGCTGCTTCGTATATTTGTTTTCCGAAAAGATAAATTAAATCTGTCCTGACTACATCTCCTGCTGCTGCGTTTCTGGCAGCTAGCGCGTAATATTTATTTTCCCCGTCGTAATATGCTTCTGGGTCATTAGCCAACGCTTTTACATATTGCTCTTCATCTGTTTTATTTTTTTCGTAATAGTCGTATTGCTGTATATATGCCTCCTTTTCCTCAGCTGTGATGCTGTGGTTAAGATACAACTGTTCTATCTGGTTCAAAAACCATTCTTTTTTCTCATCCATTGGCCATTATTTTTCTAATTACCTTTTCAAGCTCTCGGTTAGTTATTTCTCTTTCTTTAACCAATTCGCCTTGATACTTAGCCGTTACTTCTTCAATCTTTCCTTGTATCTTCTTATCTAATAGAGCCATTTGTTGCTCCATGCTGGACTGGTTAACCATTGCCAAACCTTGATTTTGCCTATCAATAGCAGCCATCTGTTGTTGTTGCATTTCTTGCCTTCTCTTCTCTATCTTATACGCTACAAACTGTCTTATCTTCCCAAGTTCAACATCGTTTAGAATTTGCTCCATGATATACATATAATCATGTGGATCAAGGAGACCTTGAGAGTAAGATGCTTGTACCGACTGCATCATTGACATTACATCATCACGAGTAGGTTTAGCCTTGAGTACGACAGAATATATAACATCTGATTTTTCAGCCAACTTAAGCATTTCTACCTCGCTATTATTCAAAATCCCAGAATATCTCTTAGCAAATTCTTCATCATACGCTACAAGATTTTGAACCCTTAAGGCCATATTTTTTGCAAGGCTATCTTTTATGTTTAACAATGCATGGACTATCGGCTTAACAACCAGCTGAACAGACTCTAGCCTAATTTCATCCATACCCACATTTTGTCCATTAACTATCGGCTGCCTCAAAACATCTATTCCAACAATATCATAAACCATTTCGCTAACATAACGCTTCCTATTTACAGCTTCATTGATCACCATTTCTGAAATACCTTGAATCGGAACGACTGGACTTACTGCTCCTCCCCTATACTCTCCTGTAGGAGACTGCCCATATGGCATAACTCGCTCCTCTTTATAAAACTCTATCAACTCTATTGGATCTGCGGCTTGGCCATTTAATGTAACATTTTTTAGCATTGCTGTATTTAACGCAATTCCTGACTTAAACCCGCCGTTAACGCCTGCCTGATATAGCAACCAGCCCTTCATATACTCATCTTCTAACGGTATTAATTGCTGTACCAAACTGGTAACAGGCAATGCGTAAACATGATAATTAAGCCTTACGTTATTATTTCTATCTTTTGGCTGATTAAATACAGGCCCAAATTCATAAACACAATCTGTACCTACAACCCATTTTACCTCAAATAGCATGGGACGTGGATACTTAACTATTTTTGAATCGCCCTTCTTTTTATAGTTTTTGTCAACTCTCTTTATCTTGGTTCTCCCCCAATAATTTATCTCTCTATAATAATCATATTCATTTGCGATAAAAGATAAATTCAAAACTAGTACTTTCCCTATGTAGTCGTTTAATCCGTTACTACCTGTCATCACGCCAGGTCTTCCCCATTCGCTTTCTGGAATTACTTGATTTTCATTGTAAAAGCTGACTATATTTTTGGCTGCATCGTGTCCTACTTTTGATGCTATTTCGCTTAAAGGAACGTATTCCAAATGGCCAGCATACTGTGCATCAGCATAATCACTTCTATTAGAAAATTGAATAATAAACATTTCCGGGTCAACGTACTTATGCTGAATGAATCCATTTACCACGTCGTCTTTAACAACAGCCATGCCTCCGTCTAGCAAGTCATCTATTAGCATATCGCGCTGCTCTTTATAACCTGACATCTCAAACGAAAACCTACATATTTTTTCTAGCGCAATAGCCCAATTCACTTTGAATCCTTCAGCATCTGATAGTAATTGTAACTCTTTTATTGAATCTATTTTAACTGGCATATCTGGGGCTTGTAGCCCTATCAGTTCTCTTACTCCATCTAGAAATTCTCTCTCAACGTTTTCTACATAAAACTTCCATTTCTGTTCCTCTTCGGAATCTCTACTAAAACTGTCAATTGCGTAAACTTTTACATTATAATCAGCATTTTCTAATGCACCCTTTATTATTGATTTTATTTTGGGTATAAACGATATAACAGTAAAGTCTACATTCTTCCATGCCTTTCTTAAATAGTTATTTATTTTCTTACTGTCTATATTGTATTGGTTTGGCGATTCATTTATTTTTGTAGAAATTGCCTTCGTGTTTTTTGCCCACGTTTCGTAAATAAACGATGGTTGTTTCCCAGCCCCATAAAGACGCCAAGTATTCCACCCTTTTAGGAAACTATAATCAACACCTGATGAGCCACGAGAAAAAGCTGACCATGCGGCCTTTGCATACCTCAATGCAAATTCTTCATCTGGATCTCCATACGGAAATTCAACCTGGTAATCCTCTACTAATTTATCTGGTATCATATCGTTCTTTTTGCAAATATATAAAATTTAGAATATACCTCTCAACTTAGATATATCCAACTCAACTTCCTCGACTAACACATCATTCACTTTTGATGTTGCGCCTCTATAAGCAATCATTGCTGCCATTAGTAAGTCAAAATCTGTTAGCTGGTCCAAATTACGAATATCTCTCGCTTGCCTTAGTAGGTCATCATGTACTTCACGCTCAACTTCAATGGCTATATAATCCCGAAAAGCATTATACATATCCTGCTTTGTTTGAGGACTTGTATATACACCTGGCTTATCTTTCATTTTATTATGAACAATATCATAATCATATTTAAGATAACCGCCTAGTCCTTTCTCTTCGATATACTCCCAGAAACCACTTACATTAACCTCTGGATATATCATAGCACCGTAATAAACTGCTGCGGCTATCATATCCTTATAGGCTTCTTCTGTAACGTCTGGTCGATAGCAATAGGTTGCAACAAACCTATTCGTTATCCGCTTTTCGTCGGGTATCCCACTGTAATCAATTCGGCTATCGTGATGCATAAAAATAGCACCGCCGAAATTGGACAACTTATTTCTAGACTTTCCTCGTCCTATCTCCTTGATTGGGTCCACGCCTAGCGTAAACCTATCCCTTTTTAACGGAGCATACATTTGCTTGCTTTTCCCCGTTAAGGAATCTATGCCATTTATTGTCTTGTACTGGTTTGCTTCCAGTGCGAGGGGTAAATACGAAACGTACCACCTCCCTTCAGGGTCATCTACAAACCTAAAGCCTGTCTCGATGGTACCTACAAAGTTACCTCGTCGTGGCTTCTTGGCAGGATATAGGTCCAATTCTGCTAAACGTTTTTCAATTTTAGTTATATCCCACCCTATCCCTGAAGATGTGCTTATCCAACTATCAGCATACTCTAATGGATACTTCCTACATAGTGAACGATATTTTTCTAACGCATCTGGTGTACCCTTAGCTAATAAGGCCTTCCTTTCATTTCTGTAAAATTCTGTGGCTGTATATCGAAACCCCTCTTTCTTTTGGTAATCTTTTAATTCATCTTTTACAGAATACCCATAACTGTCAATAAATCCTTCGGCTCCGTCGTCTGTTGGAATAAAAAATCTACATAAACCGCTTATCGTTCTGCCTGTTAATTTATCTCGCTCGTAAAAATCGCTTTGCTCAACAAGCATTTTGAATCGCTCAACATTTTCACCGTTGCTCATTTCCTCAACTGTGGTAGGATGAATAGCGTGTCCAATTATATCCATACCATTACCAGTTGACATACATTCGGCCAACTGATACCAACGGTTTAATATATCTATCCCTTCTGTTTTACCTTCCTCGTCGCAAAGAATAAACACAAGCCTTTGCCCATCATAAGCAGTACCCTCTCCGCTTTCGGCATAGTCTATTACTGAGTTCAAACCTGTTTCCCCTGTTTCTGTCCCAGGTGTTCTGTAGTTTATTGTTGTTTGTGGCGAAAAACTCCCATCATAGTATGGCATAAAATAGATTGGAAAATGCTGCCATGCTATGGATAGTTTCTTTCTGAAATGATCCTCTGAATTCTTTTTATTGTAAGATATTATACCGCCTATACTACCTTCTGACAATGATACAATTTCATTCCCTATACATAACGATTTGTGTGTTTCTCCTGCCCGTCTTTGCTTAGTATTAATTGTTCCATAAAATGTTTTTCGGCCAATATCAATCATCCTATACTTCCCATCCACTTTTATTGGCCGACCTTTTTCATCATAATCCGCAAAGGTTTCAGTTGTTTTATAGATATACCACTGAAATAAAAACCACCGCCTATCCCTATCTCTATACTCAGGAAAATGCCCAGATTTTTTTTTGCTTTCAGGAAAATACCAAAAGTTTAAATACATATAATGCCAACCGCAAATATATGTAGGCTTCCCATAATTAAAAAACCAATAGCCATTTATCCTATGCCACCAAACTTTTTTTAACCATTCTATTTCTTTTTTATAATGTTTTTCATCTTTTTTTAATTTCTCCCAAAATTCTTTTTGCAGCCTAAAAAACGTCATTTTATAATTGCTTACTTTTGATTCTTTATTTTGAAGAACTGACTTCACATGCTCATATAAATTTACCAAACGCTGAGGAACAACTTCTCTCTCAAACCGTTGCTCTTCAGGTGGTAACCCATATCCATCTATTAATTCTAATGGTGGTGGCTTAGGTAATGAAATCCGTATGGGAGTTAAAGACGGATCATCGTTCATTAAAAAACTATCATCGGCTGGTAAATACTCATATTTACTCATCACCAATAAATTTTAATTCGTCAACTTTATAATCGCCGTATGGATTATAATCGTCTAATTTATCACCATCTGCAATGCGTCTTACAACCTCGTCTGGTAAAGGAAACCTATCTTTTTCTATTATGCCATATAAAGCCTGTCTTAAATTCAAAGGTTCTTCACCACCAAATAAATATTCTGTATTAGATTTTATATTGTTTTGAAGCAGAATAATATTCTTTGTTACATTTTGGTTAGCAACCCCCTTTTGAACTTTTAACATTTCGCAATGCAAAGACGTTTGTAATGCAACGAGTGCAGTATATTCTGGGATTCCTTGAATAACTACATATTTTGAAATGGCTTTATTACATTCCATGTTTTCTCCTACCAGCATTGCCTCTACGTCTGATTCAAATTTTCCGCTCTCATCAACTTTAAATCCTACCATAATCGCAGTGGCACGCTTGCGTTCCCACAGGTCAACATACATATTTCGCATGGGAGAATTTATATCATAAACCAAAACAACAAATTTTAAAAATTTCTCTTTATCTATTCCAAAATCAACCCTAAATTCATCATACAAAATTAAGTCCGATAAAGTTTTATTCGGATCATACATCATCCCTACCTCATAGGGTAAATTATTAGTTTGTTTTTTCTTAGCCATTGTCAATAAAATTTTGTTCAAATATAATAATTTTTTTATTATTTATTATGTTATTGATAATAAATTTATTATATTTGTGTGTAATAAAATATTAACATGTTATGACAACACAAGAATTGGTTGAACTCATTCGGACATTGGATGATAAAACCGCTGTTAAGATTCTAAGAGATGAATTACAACAGGCTTGGATTCGTGGCTGGAATAAAAGAGAACACGTCAACAAGAAATTAAAAGGCTTCAGCCAAAGACAATTACATAGACGTGAGTCTGAATTAGAGTTATTGATAGAAAAATATTCACGTATGGGATATTCGGGGAGTAAGCTAGAAGAACTTGTGCAAAAAGAATTACTCCTTGACGAAAAATAAATAACCATGATTAGCGATAGTAAACTAATCGAGATAATGGAATATCTCGAGATACACGGTTTTAATGCAACTCTAGTACATTACAATCTACGACCAGCATCGTTGGTTAGATATATAAATTTCGCAAAAGAAATTAAATTCAGGATTCCTAAGATTCTTTTGCTTGATATTGAAATATCCCCTATGGTTTGTATGGCTTTTAATATTTTTCAGCCTGTATTTAGCACGGATAAAATTTTACGGGAATGGCATATGATATGTTGGTCTGCTAAATGGCTTTTTGAGCCAGAAATTTTTTCAGCCGTGCAAACACCTGATGAGGCTATTAATGAAGATGACAAAAGAATAGCAGAAGAAATTTATAATTTAATAAACCAGGCTGATGCCATTGTAACTTATAACGGAGATAAATTTGATATTAAAAGATTGAACACCAGATTTCTACTACATAAAATGCCACCGCCAAAAAATTTTGCTTCAATTGATTTATATAAAACCGTCAAAAGCCGATTCGCTTTTACTCGTTCAAGTCTAAACTATGTTTCTCAACTAATGTTCAATAAAGAAAAAATACAAACCGACATTGAACTTTGGGAGAAATGTATCAAAGGAGATGAAGAAGCTCTAACCTATATGGCAGAATATTGCGATAACGATGTTAGACTTCTTGAAGAAGCATACGTGGAAATAAGACCTTGGATAAAAACCCACCCAAATATGGCTATTTTAACAGAAGCAATAGACTCAGCCTGCCCAAGATGTGGCTCTTACAATGTGAAAGAAATCGGAGAATACTTCACTCCTGCTGGTATGTATGCTTCTTACAGATGCAAAGATTGCGGCCATGTATCCAGAGGAAGACACAACCAAATCAAAAAGCTTACAAAAAACAACCTGCTCAGATAATTTCCCCCACACCCCCTTATATACTAATTACTTTACTTACTAATATATATATATATATAATATATAATATATAATATATAATATAGTATAATATATAACATAGAATGCATCAATGTAATATATAGATAAGCCATTATTACTTGTAATATCTAATAGTATTTACTATAATATACTAAATAACACAAGCGGCTTAAACTATATTTATAACCATTCTTACTTACTAAAAGAATAGTATTATAGATAAACCAATATAAGTAAACTAACAGAATGTAAGGAATGCTAAAAGATGTTTAATACATACTAGATATACTATAAGAATCGATATAGAATAACTAATATTACTTACTATACCCCCCCCCTATAGTCCCCCCCCCAAAAAAGTTA